ATGAGCGACGAGAGTGAGCGGTCTGTTGCATCGGCTGGTTCTGTGGCGGACATTATTGACCGCCTGCTCGCCGCAGTGAAAGCCGACGCACCGATACAGCGAGCGTTGGTCGTCTCGGCTGCTGCCGAGATAGAGCGACTGCGATTCGCCATTCGTCGCCTCGCCGATCAAGACGCCACGCTGTCGGTGCGGGGCGGCAACGTCATTGTGACGATGGACGCCACGCTCACCGACGCGGAGCGGGAGGCAATTGCTGAGATGGCCCTTGTCTGCGAAGGCCGAGAGAAGCGCTCGCTGGAATGGCAACTCCCCGAAGAGGCCGTACACTGGCGCGGGATGGCTGAGACGTTACGCGGCCTGTTGGCGGCACGCAGCGAAACTGCAAATGTTTAATTGTTAATTTTAGTCCGGTATCCACTTATTTAAGGAGGTAGCAACAATGTTTTTTCGTTGTGATCGTTCGTTCGCGGCAATTAGTTTTGTTGCTGTTGTGATTTTTGTCGCAGGAGTTTTTGCTGGTCTGCAACAAAACGCTAAAACCAAAATGACCACACCGGTATCGACGCGACACAACGAGTCGGTGATGGAGAACACGCGGCCGGTTCCTGCGGACTTTCTTATCGAGCCGGCCGACAGCACGCAGACCGGCACCTTTGAAGAAAAACGAAACGTCCTTCGAGAGCATTTGTTGCTGAGTATTCATCGGCGGGCTAACTCCGGCGACTATTTGTTTATTTCGCCTGAGTGGATGCTAACCGTACTGGATGAGGCAACGAAGGAAATTCGCGACTTGTCCGCGCAGTTGGGCGATAAATATCGGGCAGAGCGAGAAGAGTTGCCCTATCGGCACCCTACGACTCACCTTACTTGCCCTTACACTGGTCAAACGCGTTCGGTGTCTCAAAATTAAACACGAGGGTATTATGCTTACAGCAATAAATTATCTGAATGCCCAGTGGAACCGGACTATCTATTGGTTTCACGATGCCAGCACTAGAACTGGCGTCAGGTGGTTAGTGAGTTTGAGCATTTGGGCGTATGACCGTTTGTCTTGGCGGTTGTCGGACGAGTGGCAGCTTATTTGTGGCGTACCTGTCAAAGAATACACGTTACGCTACGAATTAGAACTTGCGCGGCATCAGACGGCGTACTTTGCCAATTACGCATACGACCTTCAGTGTCAGATTCTTTTTTCGGACGAAGAAACGATCGGCGTAGATGGGCAAAAACAAGAAACTAACGTAGCGGAACAAACAACGTCGGCACGTAGTAAAACATTGGTTCGTGTAGCGAAATGATCGAAATAGATGAATTAGACCGACTGCTTTCAGCAGCACATATTGCGGGCTATGAAATAAACATGAATATTAAACGTGATTACATTCCAATAAACCAGTGCGTTAACCGCGGCGTGTACCGCATTCATTCGCGCAATTTGAGCGTCGGCGTGTACGACGCCGAATCACAGGGATTTGTTGGCATCCGGGAAAAGTTTGGCGGCCGGTATCTTTTCACCGAGTACCACTACGACATAGGTGCTTCGTTTGGCACCGTGTTTCCAAAAGTGCAAATCGATTATTTACCTGTCGACATTCCTTGCCACGAACTTGCACAGCATGAATTCGGTGGGCACAGTTTTGCAATAGACCCCGCGACTAACGCGGAGCGGCCGGTTGTGCGGCACGCTCTGGCAGCAGGCGAAGAACCGCACGGAACGCGGCGAGGTTTCGTCGACGAGTGGGCTGGTACAGGCGAACGCCTGCCTGAAGGTGTTTGGACGCACGTGAAGCAAAACCAAGCGTTGTTCGATTTTCTTGACGCTATTGAGCAAGAAGAGTTGAAAACAAAAAAGGTGGCGGGTGCGTAAGCCTGCGGCACATGTCGTGCTGATTAACGACATTGTTTACGCCGTACTACGTGCATGTTTTACCGATCCGAAACCAAAAGATCCGATGAAACGGTACAAACACATGTGAACCGGAGGGTACGATGGTTGATCGCATTGCTGGCTGTGTGCTCGTGCTAGCCGCTATTCCGTTATTTATTTATCCTGGCATCTTAATGGCTGGGTTAATGGGTCTCGCCGCCCCGCCATCTGAGCCCGCACAACCTATCGTTGTGGCTGTAGCACGGAGTTTTTTGTGGCTGTCGTTGCTTTATCCTGTCGGGTACTTTGCTGGCGTAGCGATCGGTACAACGTGGTCCAAACGGCTTGGGGCGACCGTTGCTGGCACGCACTTATTGGTTTGTATTGTGTTGTTTGTTGTCTGGTATTGCATAAGTAAGGACTGAAAACGACTGGTGCGTATTTACGGGCCAAGTGCGGTGACACTAAATTTAATCGCTGCTGCTAGCGCTGGAAAAAGCGGGTATCATTAAACGGTTACACGCCGCCGACGAATAATTTGCGATACAATCTGGGCACGGAGGCCCGAGATGCTAGATCCTGCACGCATGTCAAAAGCGGAAAAGCAATTTATCCGCACGTATGTTGCGGCGTTGCGTCGCGATTTTAATTTGTTGACGGCTGTGATGGAGTTTATGCATCCAGACAGGCTCGCGATAACTAGCACGGTCCAAGCTACTGAGATGGCGGTTGAGCTGCAGCACATGCACGCTGAGTTTGAAATGACGTTGCATAACCTGCCGGCTACCGGCAAATTTTTGCGTAAAAGCGTCACGACAAGCCCGAGTCTTGATGATCTGGCAGACTTGTTTACGTTGTCGTTTTTTAAAGTGTTTACTGTTTTAGATAACGATAAAACCGGCGGCCAGAAAAAAGATGCCGGCTGGTTTAGCGGAAAACCTGCAGAGTGGTATGAACTGTTTAAACAATTAGATGCCGTCGAACAGCAGTCTTCAAAGACGCAGTCGTCTGTCTTTAATATGTTTTCTAAGTTTTTCCCACAATTGTCGCTATTTAAAAATTTTCATCTGGCAAAACCGCACGAGGATTTGCCGCTGAATGAGTGGCCAGCGGGGCACTTTGACTACGGCCCGAATAAAAAACAGCAAGTAGAGTATGACGAAGAAGAGTACGACGAAGACGACGATTAGGAGGTTTTGAGTGCAGCCGTTGTTTGTTTTTTGCGCCGACCTGCACCTTGAAGACGGTGCGTGGTCATCACGGCCGGGCATTTACGGAGACGCCTACTATAGTTTCGAGCAAATTGTTGATTATTGCATTGAGCGTAAGCTGCCCCTGATCATGGGCGGTGATATTTTAGAGAAGAAGCAAAACCTCGCCCGGCCGATCGCCAAGCTGTGCCAGGGGCTGACGCGCATGCAGAACGCGAACGTCAAGGCGTATTATATTCAGGGCAATCACGAGTACGACCGAAACGCCCCCTGGTTGAGCGTTCATCCGTGGCCGGCACATTTGCACGCTAAGTCTGCAGTGATCGGTGGCACACTCGTGTACGGCCTGGATTGGCATCCCAAGGGTGAAATCCAAGAGGCGTTAAAGCAGGCGCCGACCGGCATGGACGTGCTTATCACCCATCAGGTTTGGAAAGACTTTATGGGCGAGATCGGCCGGACTGAGTGCGAACTGAGCGATGTGCATCATTTTCAGGTTGTGCTGGCCGGCGATTTTCATGTGACCAAGGAAGTGCAGGGTGTTAACGCACAGGGCAAGCCTGTGCGGATGCTGTCGCCTGGCTCCACAGCTATGCAGGATATGGCCGAATCGCCGGACAAATTCTTTTTCGTGATCGGCAGAGACGTTACGGGAATTGTCTTTGAGCCCGTTCAGCTCAAGACCCGGCGCTTCTCCAATTATGTTGTCAAAGACGTTGAAACCCTGGACAGGCTGTGTGCCGGGCAGCTGGCCAAAGATATTCAGGCCATGACCGGCGGGTTGCCTCCGGAGATCGATAAGCCGCTGATTCGGATTAAGTTCGATAAACGGCTTCCGGACGCGTATTTACGGCTTATGACGGCGGTATCCCATTTGGGGCATATTGCGTGTGAAGCAATAAACGAGAAATCGAATACCCGGTCTACCGCCAACCGGGAACTATCGAAAAACGACCTTGTGACCGCTGTGGCTGATCTGCTGGGTGACGACAACGAAGCCTACAGACTAGCCGTGGCAATGTTAAAAGCTCCTGACCCTGTCAAAGAGTTTGATGCACAGTTTTCTAAATATGTGGGAGAACTAGACGATGCAACTCTTGAAACTGGAAGTCCGGAACTGGGTACACCATCGCCAACGAACGTGTGAATTTACGCGCGGGTTGGTTGCAATCCTGGGCGAAAACGGCTCCGGGAAAAGCAGCCTGTTTGGTGCAATTCGGTGGGCCCTGACCGGCGAGAATCCAAATTTCGGCCTCAAGGCTGAAAACGTATCCCAGTACGCGAAAGAGGGCGAGCCTTCTTTCGTAGCACTGGAGTTTGAGCACAATGGCCATATCGCCGTTGTGACCCGGTATCTGTTGCCGGAAAAAGAACCAACCATTTTGTCTGTAGACGGCAAAGAGGCCGCCCGCGGCGACAAGGCCGTGACTGCGGAGATCGAAAAGCTCCTTGGCGTCGACGCCAAGTTTATTAGTCGGTTTATTATTGTCGGGCAGACGGACATCTTTTCGTTCATCGACGACAACCAGACTGACACCGACAAGTTTTTTCAGCGGCTGTTTAATACGGCCAAAGCTGACAAGTGCCAGGACGTGATTGGGAAAGCCGTAGCTAAAATCACGATTCCCGAGCTTACAAAGTCGTCGGCACAATTACTGGTTGAACAGCAAGAAGTAGAAAAAAATTTGAAAATGTTGCAGCACGAAATGAACAAGCTGCCGGCATTTGATGATTTTTTGAAACTGCAGAAAGCCGATCAAGATGTTGTGCATCATTGGGCGGCACGTGAAAAAGCAGCAACCGAGCTAACGCACCTCGGACAACAGGAAACAGCGTGTGCCCAGCAGCTCGAAAGCCTCGAAGCCGAAAGCAAACAACAGGAAGACGATCTCGCAGCACTGGTTGGCGTGACGAGCGGGCAGGAATCGGCACACGTAGCGGCCCGTGTCGCCCTCGGCCACTGGCAAAGTTACAAAAGTGTGCAAAAAGCCAAGGCTGATTTGCAAGCACGCCGACAATATATCGCTGACGCCAGGGCTAAAGACCCGGCACCAGAGAAACCCGGGCCGCTGTCTTCTGATGAGTTAGCGAAAGATGTAAATGCCCGGGCCGCGCGAATTAAAGAGCTCAATCATTTCGTGCGAATGTTTGATGAAAACGGCGAAGCCGAGTGTCCGACGTGTCATACGCCATCATCCAAATTGGCTGATCAGGTTGCCCGGTACAAAACGGAACTTGTGCCGCTGTGCCAAGAAAGTGCCGAGTTAGAGCTGGCGTGGAATCGGCAGATGGATTTGGAGAGAGCTTGGCGGCTTTGGGAAAACCGTGAAAAAGAACGCGTCACCGCTGAACAGAAAATCGATGCTGCCGAGCACGAACTTACATTAGTGAAGCCGCCGGAGCTGGGCGAAGACGAGCTGCAAAAAACAGTGACGGAGTATGAAGAATTTCAGCGCGTTAAAACTGAGATTTTGCCGGTTGTAACCGCGGCCAAAGAAAAGAAGGCGAAGCTGGCCGGCACGCTGGAAAGTATTAAAACCCAGCGGGAACGGCTCAAAGAACAAATTGCTGACATAAAAGTCACGCAAGCTGACGCCCATCTTGCTGAGGCCAGACTGGTCAAATTAAAGGAACAGGTTGCCGCCAGGCAGGTATTAGAGCAGACCAGCAGTCAATTGCGGTTTGAATTTAAACGGCTGCAGGACGACTACGAACGGGCTAAGTACGCGGAAGTCACAAGCACGAAAACACGCGAGTGGCTAGCCGTTGCCGAGACAGCACGCGAAGCTCTAAAGAACGCTCCGAGGCTTGTTGCACAGCGTAATTTGAAACGGTTAGAGACGTCAATTAACGAGCTGCTGCAGGTTTTTGGCGTGAACTTTGTCGTGGCCGTGGCGGCCGACGGTACGTCAAATTTTCGGGCCAAGTTCATCGACGGGCGCGACGTGCCCGCACAGCGATTATCAATCGGTCAAAAGACTGTGCTCGCGTTGGCGTTTCGCGTCGCAGTCAACGCCATGTTCGCGGAAGAAATTGGCTTGCTTGCACTCGACGAGCCGACGGCGTCTCTGGACGCGGCACGCATTCGGGCACTTGCACCCGTGCTTGAGAAATTGCGTGACTTATCTACGGCAAAAGGTTTACAGTGTTTGTTGGTGACCCACGCCGCGAACTTGTCGCATTTGTTCGAATCAACAATTGAGCTTGAAGCACCGGAATTGCGCCATGTACCCAGTACCTGAAGAGCAGACGCTGAAACTACACACGGGGCTTGACGGGTGTGTGTGGTATTCAAAAAATATTGGCCCGCCTGTAAACTCGGAAAAAATAGTGGACGAGTTTTTACGGTCGCCGCTGTGGGCGGAATTCGGTAAAACCGTGCGCCTTATTGGCACGCCGCAAAACGCAGAGCTTATTTCTGCCCTATATTTGCGGCGGCATAAACGCGAGGTGGCAGCTGTCGAGGTCGCTGGTCCAAACATTTTAAACAGTAAAGAAGACCTCACCGATCCAAAAGTTGTATTGCTGCAGATGCGGTCTGTCGGCTTGTCGGCGGCGTGCGGTGGTTGGCATCAAGTTTCAATGCACGATTACCCGACATATGCCATGCTCGCCAGATTGAATCGGGCCAATTTTACATTTGACGACGCGGCCGTAACTTATCTGCAAATGCATCCCGCGTACAAAGCCGCCAAGTTTATTCCAACATTAAACGAGGAAGCCTTGGCCCGACTGCTGACGACCATTATTGACCCACGGTGGTATGTTGATAAGCGTTTGCCAGAACGTGCGGCCAAGTTGGAACTGTTTCTCGGTTTGACGCCGCAAATCCAGGCACACGTCTCGACACCGACGCGAATTTTGAAACGGAGCCGAGAGTTTAGGTGCTTGGCTGTATTGAATACGTGGCGTGTCGAAGACGCTGTTGGTGTAGATTTAACAAATCCGGCAAATTTTTTGTACCGTGTTTACAATGCCGCTGGCGGCGGCACCCGCGGAGATCTTCGGGCGTCGCAGGTATTGGTGCGATATCTGCGACACACGTGGCTGGCGGGCCTCGAAATCCGTCGCGGCGTGCAAGACGGATTGTTTGCACCAAACTTGTTTTTCAAAACGCCGGCTGAGATCGCGGCCTACAATCAGCACGTCGCGACGTTTAAAGTGGAAAAATAGTAATGCAAGAAGTCACGATCACGTTGCGATTTAATCGCGTATGTCTCGGTGCGGCTAAACGGCGGAAACACGGGCAGACGATATTTTGTTTTGACCGAGATCCCAGCAACCGCGTTATGTTTTTACCGTCTGCGTGGCTGGCTGGGCTGCGATATGCGGCCAAGATTGCTAACCGGCATCACACTGTTGTTAAAAAAGTGGACTGGTGTCCGGTGGTGCTTGGCGAGCCGCGCCCAGATTGGCGGCGGACGATTGTGCATCAGAGCGGCGAAAACGCAAAAACGCATTACGCGCTGCACGAGGCTTTTCGGCCCGGCGACACGGTGATCTTGTCAGCGGTTGTGCCGGATGAAATAACGTTAGGCGAATTCGAGCATTTGCTCACGCTGATTGGAAAATACCGCGGTTTCTCGCCGTTCAATAATTCACAGGAAAAATATGGGACATTTGAAGTCATATCAATCGAACCCGTCGCCGGGCCTGGAAGCGACAACGGTAATGAATCAACCGGTAACTATTAAACGTGTTGGAAACGTTCTTACACTAACCGCCAACGACGGCGGTCCGTTAAATCCAAGTCTGATTAAAGCGTTAACGGCAGATCTGTCTTACGAGCACATTGAGCAGGTGCAGGGGGCGGCACGCCGCAATCCCGTAACCGGGCAGCGCGTGTTCTTTCAAACTAAAGAATACAAACTGTTTCGTGTTGAAAACGGTCAGGTTGTTTTGCTCGCGGGTTATTTGGCCCGCATGGTCCGCCGGCTTAAAAAGCTGGGCTGCCCGGCCACGCTAGTCGACGCCAGTCCCAAGCGTAAAAGGCCAAACTGCTATACGCCGCAGTGGGATAATCTGAAAGGACGTATTGAGTTTCGGGCGCGGCAAGAAGAACTGCTGCAGATTATTTCAAAGGCCCCTTGTGGCATTGTCAAAGCTGTCACGGGTTTCGGCAAAACGACCGCGATTGGTGCTGCTGCGTTGTTGTTTCCAGAGGCGCGTATTGATGTAGTTACTAAAAGCGTTGACGTTGCTGAACGAATCGTGCGTAGCTTGCGGCGTCTGTTGCCCAAGGTCGGCATGATTGGTGATGGTTGGAAGCAGCGAGAACGTGTCACCGTAATTACTGCCGGAAGTTTGACGCACGCCGACGGCGACGCGGATTTCTTGTTCGCTGACGAGGTGCATCAATTGGCAACAATTAACTTCTCGACGGCACTGGCGGCCCGTTACCGCAACTCCCGCAATTTCGGTATGAGTGCGACGCCGTACTCGCGTATGGATAACGCCCACGCGGTGTTGGAGCCGCTTTTCGGGCCGATGGTCTTCGACCTGCCGTATCAGCAGGCCGTGGAGCTCGGTCTGGTTGTGCCGGTGCGGGTCAATTGGCTGCCTATTCGCCTCAGCCACAATCCTGCAGAACGCTACAACAATCGAGTCGCGAGAAAACGGCACGGGATCTGGACAAACTATGAGCGGAACCGTATCATCGCCGAAGCCATCCGCGAATACCCTGCAGATCATCAGGTGCTTATTCTCGTGGAGACCATTGAACACGCTGTTCACTTGGGGCGTCATTTGCCGGATTTCACGCTCGTGTATTCACAAATGTCCCCGCAAGATTGTGCGCAGTATAAGAAATTGAAATATCTACCGGCCGATTACGCACCGCTAAGTGACGTGCAGAAACACGACCTGCGGGCCGCGTTTGAAACCGGTGCGTTACGCCGAGTGATAGCTACCGATGTGTGGGCGACGGGCGTCGATTTCGAACAATTAAATCTTCTTGTGCGTGCCGATGACCGTGACAGCGATATTGTTGACGTGCAGGGGCCAGGGCGTGTAAGTCGTATTTACACAGCACCCGACGGTACGAGGAAAGAATACGGCGAAGTTTTGGATTGCATGGATACGTTTGACCCCACGTTCTATCGTAAGAGCATGGGGCGGCGAAATAGCTATAAACTCCTTGGATGGGAACAAAACTGGAATGACGCACAACGTAGTTGGCGCAGCGGCGGTTGAGCACCGGTTGCTTGTGCCTGATTGGCATCAGGTTTTAACTGAAGGCCAATTCGCCGCGTATATTCGTTACCAGTACATTTGGCAAAAAGAAAACGCCATTGACTGGGACTCAAAACCGCATCGCATGCGGCGCCCAAATTGGGACGGCGGAAAAGATCTGTACGGTGTGCGGCGGCACAACACGTGGGGCGAAATAGCGAAACGAATTGAAGAAGTTGACGCGGATCCCGGAGTGTGGGTGCATGCGCATTTTTCGCCAGCGGCGGACTTGCGGCTCAATCCGGCGACCTCGGGTTTGCCAGAGATTAGGCCGAGCATGCTGCACTCGAAAATGTCGCCGACAATCTACGCTAAATATGTTGATTTTTTACCGGATTTAATCCGGCAGCAATATGAGATCGCCGGGACGACCATGGAAGCACGGTTTCGTACGTCGGCAACCATTGGCTTAACACCCGAAGATCAGCAACTCTACGTCATATGCGACGAGAGCTATGTTACCGCGACGCCGTTTTTTCGGCACGCATTTGCTGCTACAGCACGGTGTACTGAGGCTATAGAGCAGTATTTATGGGCCGCGGCACTGGACTATGAAGTGCATCAGCGTGCTTATGACGCAGTGATCGCCGCCGAGCCCAAGCACGCTTGGTGGATTACGGACGAACTTAAAGCAGCAGTAATTGAAATACGGCAGCATTGGGAGCATTATCATGGTTAAAGGCGACGGACCGCCAATCGATGAGTCACCGCTTACACAAGAAGAAGTCAGAACTATGGTGCGGGGAATGCTGCGCCACAGCACTACCCTGCAGGACGCGATCCGGCTCGGGTTAGAGGCGCCGCACTTTAACCAGCGCGGCGAAACGTGTTTCTACTTTCTGTTTAGTGCCATGCGAAATCTGTTTGAACTGCATGGTGCTTTGACAGAAGAAATGCTGACAACAGAACTCAAGTCGTGGCACGCTGGCGGGCACATGCACCTACCAACGGACGACTATATCTTTTTGTTTGGTAGCGACACCAGCGGCGGGTTTATTACAGCAACTTTTGCGGCACCGAAACTTACCGGAAAAGAAGAGCTGGCCGAGAAAAAGTATGCCGAAGATATTCTGCGGCGTTTCATGAACGCCCGGATTATTAAACAGCAGTTGCACAATACTTTTAAGACGTTAGAAACCGGGGCACCGACTGGCCTGCATGAAATTCTCAGCAGTTTCACGGTCAAGTCGCAGGCAATTAGTTTTATTGGCCGCGATATTCAAAACGCAGCCCGAATGCCAGATTTCGGCACGCCTATCGTGCTGCCGCCGGCACCTGTTCCAACAGGCATGCCGTGGATTGATCAGTATCTTGGCGGTCTTCGCACAGGCGACATTATCGGCGTGTTGGGTCCGTACAGCGGCGGCAAAACCACGTTAATGGCTACGGCTGCCGTCCGCATGGCACAAAACTTCCATTGTCGCGGCGAGAAGCGGGTGTCTGTATACGTTTGCTACGAAGACGGCGCGGAAAAAATGAATCATCTGTTCTGGTCCGCTGCCGCACATATTGCACGAGACCAGTTCACGGCCGGTGATTTTTGGAAAGATTTTTCGACGCGCGACAAGCTCAAACCATACGATTATTTATTGCCTGAAAACAAGAACGGCAAGATTGTGCTGGGCGAGCGGGAGCGGTGGGATACGTCACAGGTGTGGTTTAACGAACACTTCGTGTTTCTCGACTTTTCCGCGAATGCTAGTTCAGGCGGTCGCGGGTCTGGAGGCGTCGCTGAAATCGTAGCCGCACTAACGCGACTTAAAGAACTGATGAAGATGGATATTGGATTTGTGGCTATCGACTACGCGGCCCTGCTTTTGAATCGCGAACTGAGCAAAGACGCCAGGACAAAGAATTTAGAGCAGGTCTGGCGCCCGATGCAACAACTTCCAGACAATATTCGGACGAATATCGCAGTTCCGTTTAACGGCACTGTTATGCTTGCCCATCAGCTGGCGGGCGGTGACGTTAAAAAGATCCCGGCCTTCCGTTATGTCGATCATCTAGACGCACAGGGTTCAAAAGCGTTTGCAGAAAATCTGCACGCTTGTTTGTGTATTAACAAGAAAGACGAGGCCGTCAATGTCTCGACTATTCACTGGTCAAAAATCCGGGCGAACCTGCCGGTGACGAAGTACGGTTTAATTAAGTTGGATCCGCACGTAGTCGACGTTCATCTTGTCAACAAAGAATACGAGGCTTGTGAGACCGCCCGACGCATCGTCAAGAAGGGCGAGGCCGGCTTCGTCGTGCCCGACGATTCGACGGCGCTGAAAAAGCCGAAACGGCGTGTCGACACGTATGGTTTTGACGTTTTGGGAGAATAAAGAATGCCGATGATGGAGGCATCAAAAAAAATAAATCCGTTAAATCCAGCACTGTACAATTTGCTGGCCCACAAGTTCGGCTCTGTGCGTATAGCAAACGAGGGTGTTCCAGTTCGATCGCAGGTCATTATGGACCCGATCCGCAATCGTCCAATTCGGCGGATGATCCAGGCCGGTGAGTACTACTGCGTGTGCTGCCCGTTCTGTAATGACACGGGGCATAAGCTCTGGCTGAATCACACATATGGTAGTGAATACGATGAAAAACACGGCTATCGCCTCAACACAGGTTTAGCTATTTGCTATAAAAACAATTGCTTGGCGGTCCCGGGCCGCTACAAGCAACTTGAAGACCTTGTGTTCGGTATAGGCCGAAAACTGATTAAAAAAATGGTCATTCGCGAGGTCGCTGGCGACATCGTGCCGAGGACCATTGAGCCGCCCGGAAAAATTCTCGGGTTTGATTCTCTGCCGAGTTATCACCCGGCGGCAGAGTACCTTACTGCCCGTGGATTTGACCCGCTGCATTTGTCTGCGGAGTTTCGGGTCGGTGTTTGCACAGAGCCGCGTGACGATCGGTTTCGCATGATGCGCGGGCGTATTTACATTCCTGTGATGTTTAATCGACAGCTGGCGGGTTGGCAGGGCCGGGCTGTTGGTGAAAACGGCAAACCGAAGTATTACAATTCGCCTGGCATGCAAAAAAGCCATCTACTCTACAACTACGACGCGGCTATCGATATGCCAGCTGTAGTTGTGGTAGAAGGTGTGCCGAGCGTGTGGCGCATTGGCCGAGCCGGCGTGTGCTTGTTCGGCAAGACGCTGTCTTCGTGGCAGTGCAATACAATCGCCACTTCTTGGACGGGCAAGCCGGTGTTTCTCATGCTTGATCACGACGCCCAATCAGAAATTGACTCCGGCGTTACGGAGTTGTACCGACACGGTGTGAACGTAGTGCCCGTACTTCTTCCCGACGAGCGCGATCCGGCGGATTACTCGCGGGAGGAGCTGCGGCAAATTTTAAAGTCGGCAGCGGATGCTGTTGACGTAAAGGTCGATATGTCTTTTATGGATTAGGATTTATGTCAAATATTATGCCGTTGGAGCATCGTCTGCACCGCACACTGTACGACTCCAGCAGTATCGAGTTCACCGCCGCACTGGCACCGCTAATTGATTTCAACGCCCCCGGAATGCCGCTGGCGGGGCCTGATTTCGTTGCCCACGCCACGCACCTCGGCGACACACTCGATGTTGAAAAAGCGAAGAAAAAGAAGGAAGTGTTAGCCGGTGAAAAACTGATCGAGCTGTATCGCAAAGCACTCTATCAGTCAGATTTTGCGATGCCTGTGCTGTTAAAAGGTAAAGAAGTTGTTGTGCAGTTTATTCCCGGGCAGTGCTGGGGGCATAAATATCAAACACCGGACACATATGGGCCGTTAAAGAATGCCCGCGTGATGGTGGTCGGCAAGGCACCGGGTCGGTACGAGTTTGAACGCAAGTCAGCAACGGCCGGCCCGGGTATGACTTTGCTTGCGCAGGCCTTTGGCGAAAGCGGTATACGCGAATCGGATTTTTGCGAATGGTATGTCACATACGCTTGCAAATTTAGCCCGCCCGACGAAGACATTACAGCGATTCCGGCGGCGTGGATTAAAGACTGTGCCATTTTGTTAGAGCAGGAAATTCGGCTCGTGCAGCCAGACTATATTTTGTGTCTGGGAAACGAAGCGACGAAAGCTGTGCTGAACGCCAAGGGTAGTGTATCGAGCCTCGGCGGCCGGGCGATTCCGCACAAAGTCTACGACAAAGACGGTAATGTGCGTGAAATCAAAGTTATGTCGATCATGCACCCGGCGTACATTGCCCGCAAACCGGAAATGTACGAAGACTTTTGCGGGCAGGTCGGGCGGTTCAAGGCGATGCTTAATGACGAGTTGTATGTGCGCGAAGACGTTGACCACGCGGACATCTATACAGAAGAAGCGTTAATAGAAATGGTCGACGCGATGATTGCGGATCCGGCACCAAATGCCAACATTATCGCTGTCGACTGCGAGTGGAACGGTGATCATCCTGGAGAATCAAATGCGTACCTCAGAACTATACAGGTTTCTAACCGAGACAAATGGGCTCGAACAATCGTATTAAGACATGAAGGCGGCTCTACCGCATTCAAACCCAACCTCAACGTCGTGCGGCGAGAACTCAACCGTTTGCTCAAAAGCACGGCGACCCGGCATGTTCGTGTCGGCGGGCATTTTCTTCGTGCTGACTTGCCTTGGCTTATCGATTTTGGCGTGGATGTTCGCGAGGAGTACGCCCCCGACCCGGATCCAGATATTAGAGAACGTGGTGGATGGGATACCAGTCTGATGTACCACGCCGTGAACGAGTGTGCTCGTTACGGTCTGGACGAGTGCTCGATGCGGTTTACTACGGCTCCCACTTACTGGGCTGAGCTGGATAATTGGAAAAAGCAGCATAAAAAGAAAAACGAAGACTTTGGCTATGGTGATTTGCCGGCACATATTCTGCACCCATATGCCAGTTACGACGCCGACGTTACGCGGCGAATTATGTTGCGATTTTACGGCACCAATGGCCGCGACGGTCTTGTAGCTAGTGACGCCCACGGTCACGACTGCTGGCTCCCTTACTGGACGGCCCATAATGCATCGCTGGCATTTTTGGAGATGGAACTGACGGGGTTAGAGATCGATCGCGATAGGGCAGACGAGTTGACAACTCTGTTTATGAACACGCAAGATCGGCTGCTGGCTGAAATTCGTGCAGAGTTAAATTGGCCCGAGTTTAATCCCAAATCGCAGCCACAATTAGCGGTCGCCCTTTTTGGTTTTGAATTCGGTAAGCGGTATACGAACTGTCCAGAATTTCCGGAGGGTTGCCGCCCACTGAATTTGACTCCAATTAAAACCACCGGCAAACGGCCCGTACTGTGGACGGATATGCAGTGGCGCGGAATTGATCCAGACACGGCTGTTCCCAGCACGGACAAGGAAAGCCTAGGCATTCTCGGCCACGCGAACCCCACGGCGGCCAAAATCCGCGATTACAAGTTTACTAGTCAGGTGCTGCAGTCTGTGCTGCGGAAACCGAACGCGGCCGATGACGGCGAGTTTCTCACCGACGACAACGGCAACTACACATACGAGAAAGGATTGGTGGGCTGTGTGCACGCCGACGGTAAAGTACGTACTCACCTTTTCCAAACCAAGGAAACCGGCCGTGCGTCCAGCTCCCGACCTCCGCTACAGAATCTCAGCAGCCGCCGCGAAAACGACTACAAGCGGATTATCGGCAAAGAGCGGTACCAGCATCCAGTGCGGTCGATCCTGCGCGTACCCGAGGGTTATGTAGGTATTGAAACTGACTTAACCGGTGCCGAGCTGGCTGTGCTGGCATGGCTTTCGCAGGATCAAAACTTTATTGAGCACGTTCGGCGAAACATCTTACCCGAGGATCATCCGGATCATTACGACATCCACAGCCAGCAGGCCGTGAAAACGTTTAATATCACGGATGTGGAGCCGACAAAGCACGGCTTGGAAAAAGCTGGCAAAAAGGGCATGCGTATTGCCGCGAAAAATGTAAACTTCGGTATTCCTTACGGTCGCGGAGCAGAGGCTATTGCCAGACAGTGCCGCGAAGAGGGCGTAGACGTTACGCCCGAAGAGTGCCAAGCGATGATTGATGCGTACTTTGACTCGTACCCGGAGACGCGCACATTTCTCGCTGAGTGCCGGGCTAGGTCGCAAGATCCAGGCTGGATTGTCGGGCCGTACGGACGTTTTCGCCGGTTTGTGCCGTCATCAGACAGAGCCGTTCGAGGAGAGCAGGAGCGGCAAGCCCAGAACTTCCCGATTCAGGGCGGCGTGGCTGACGCCGTTTCGATTGCGTTGTACAACTTCTACCGCTACCGGCAAGAACATCCGGAAGTTGATTATAAGATTACGCTGCAAATCCATGACGCCATTGTGTTGACTGTGCCGATCGAACATGCCGAAAAAGTGTACAAGCACGTAATTCCGGAGTGTATGGTGACAAATGTGCCATTCTATCCGCGCCGGTTAGACGGCACTTTAATTGAAGGCCAAGGGCCGTATCATTTCGGTATGGATCGGGATGTGTTCGTTCACTGGGGCGAAAAACTCAAACCAGAGACGGCCGAAAAAATTGGGCTGGGTTGGTTGTTTTCCTAGTGTTTTTTGTGGGTTGACTTTCCCGTTTGGTGTGCTAGATTTCGCACATTAGCCGGGATGACTGCATCCCATTTTTATGTCGGGTCGCTGGACCCTTAATTAGAAAGTGTTTTATGCCTCGTTATGCTTCTCAAAATCTTGCCGCAACTGACGCTGATTTCCGCAAGGCCAACAATATTTCGTTGGGCGGGAGCGGGGGGAGTAAAAAACACCCCTACATGTACGGCAAGCAAAACAATGTTCTGATCGCTTCTGGATCAGAACTTTTCGCAAACGGCTTTTGTTTGCGGTTGATGCCCCTGTACGCTGAGCCCGCGGGGAATGGCGAGCGGCAGTTCGTCACGTTTCAGGATACTAGTAATCCGGAGATGTGGGGCGACTGGTGTCGGCAGATGACCTGCGTGCACTGGGCTGGAAACCCCGGCGTGTGCTTTATTGTGCACGACGGTAATCCAGAATTGAATATCTACCAGAGCCCGTACCACGTGCTGCGCAACGTCGCGTGGAAGAACTCGTCTAAGCCAAAGGAAGCCATGCCGCATCCGGTGCTGGGGCGCCTTTTTGACGAACTGCTGTCGGACACGTTCGCTAAAAATTCGCATATCGGGTCGCTTAAAAAGCCGGAGTTGACTTTGTTTGTTTCGGCTAGTGTCGTGATTCTTGACGAACACGGCCGGCCTACACTCGGCGCTTTTACTGACGACGTTAAGAAGAACGCACGGATCGTCGGTTTAAAGACGTCAGCGGCGCATGCGCTGCGAGCGGCGTGCATGGTTCAAGATGAGTCGACGCACGAATTTTTGTGCGGCGATATGTTGTCATTTGGCGGTGCCAAGCTCGTTACGTTTTTGCCTGAGACTTATAACGGTGACGGCAAAAACCGCTCAGCGTTGTCGGCAGCTGGCATTGATGGCGTTAAAGTTCCGAAGTTTGCCCAGCAGAATAATCCGGTGATCGTCGGGTATCCGCCAAATCGCAGCAGCATGACGCACTTTGCTGTGATTCACGACGGGTATCAGGGGCAGGAGATTTCGCTGGAGCCGTACGCCGAGCGGATTGTCGAAGAAAGCTTGTCGTGGGACGAGTATCTCAATACTCCGACCTACGAAGAGCAGGCTGAAATCCTGGCATCGCGCTTCCCGCGTGAGGCTCTTGATTTCGCGTGGCGGGAGTTCCCGGAATACTTGCGGTACATCCCTACGGGTCGTACCACGGTATCGGCCGTGATGCCTAGCGACGACGATCTGTTGCCGGAAAATCCGCCTGTAAAGGCTGTACCGCGTCCTGTGCAGCCGCAGGCTGCGGCGCCTGTGTTGCCGCAGGCGCCGTGGGATCCGCCGGCCGGCGAACTGTCGGCTGACGAAGAAGCCGGCGTTGCGGATATGTTTAATACCGCAGCAGCCCCGGCTGTGCCGTCTGGTGCTGCGACCGCTCCTCCGCCCCCGCCGGCGCAGGTTGCTCCGGCTAAGGCACCGGGCGGAAACAGTTCGGCGGACATTCTTGCTCGGGCCCGTGCTCGGGCTGCGGCCTCAAACCGCTGAATCTCGTACCCTCGCCGCGCAACACCGACGACGGATAATCCTGTTTGTTGCGGGATTATCGTGTTCGCGGCGAGGGTTTTTTGTTCATTTTTAACGCAGAGGTTTTATGGGACGCCGTAAAAAGGCCGATGACGATGCTATTGATATTCACTCCCGGAACGGCGAGCACCCTGTTATCACGGAGGTCTTGAAAGCCTCGGCTGAAGATAACGACCCGCTGATCGGGTTGCCGCTGCCTGCACTGTCGGCCCGCTATTTACTGCAGGCTAATATTTTTCCGCTCTCTCGTTTTACGCAGCTTCGCGGCGAGTTTAGTGCCGGCAAGTCCGCGATGTTGACCGAGATTATGCGGTGGTTTCACATGTATGGCGGCGGGGCCATCATGATTGACACCGAGAACAAGGGTTCGCCGACGATGATGGCGGGTATCTTCGGGCACAACCCGCAGTACATGGCTCGTACTAAAGTCGTGACGGCGGCGAGTGTTGAAGAATGGCAGAAGAAGTACATGGGGTTCTGCCAGGCTATTCACAAGCAGATCGATGCCGAGAACGCGCCTGATCGTGCCGTACCGATTTGTATTGGCATTGACTCGATCTCGGCTGTCGAAGTTGATCGGCGCGTGGAAAAGGTCGCTGACGAGGGCCACGCCGCGGCCGGGCATCCGTATCTGGCACGCAACCTCTCCGATTTTATGCGAACGGCACTGGTGCCTACGCTGCGGCATTATCCAATCGCCCTGGTGGCCACAAATCATCTTAAGGAGGAAATTAACTCCATGGGATTTGGGCCGCCCAAGAAGTACGCCCCCGGCGGCGCCTCGCTGGATTACTACCCGACGCTCATCATCGACATGGCGAAAGCGTCGAGCAAGAATCTGGTTATCGGGCGTGCTGAGGGTCAGATGGTCCGGTTGGTTGCGACCAAGAACAATCTTGGGGCACCCGGCCGACGAATTGTTGTCAATTTAATGTGGTACAACGACATCGTTGCAAGCAAGGACGCAAACGGCAATGAGACTTACAGAAACCAACAATATCATTACTGGGACTGGCACACTGCTACGATCCGCCTTCTCATGGATCTGCAAGCGGCCGACAAAAAGCCGCAGCCAGGAACTGATCCAAAGCTACCAGGCCTTATCCGCCAGGTGTGCGACCTTGAATACAAGCACGGCACCAAGAACGCCGAAACCCCGCTCGTTTACTCAGCGGCTCTCGGCATCTCGAAGTCGGACGCGGTATCCGAGGTAGAGGCGTCAATAATCCTGGAGTCTAATCCCAAGGTTATTGGTGTATTGCACGGCCTGCTCGGCGTAAACGAGTATCCCGTGTGTGACCCGGCCAGGCGCTATCGCGACCAGGTTATTACGGAGCTCAAAAAGCAAGAGATCACCGACGTGCCCGAGCTTATGGCCGCGTCGAGTGTGGTGTCTGAAATTATACCTTCAGATTTTGATCCACTTGGACAGGTAGAGTAGAAATGCCAAAAAAGATTTTTGAATGTTATGGCGGTCCGCTTGACGGGCAGCATCTCCCGTCGCCGATCGAATTGGCAGCTTTTGGTGAACCGGAAGTCGGTTCAATAATGATTCATGTCGATGATACGGGCCGGCCGCATATTTATGCCGTTGCGCAACACAGCGACGACCGCGTTAAAATATCGCGGGCAGTATTAGAGTACCGCGGGCCGTCGATCCCTGTGGCACTTCAAAAGATATATGAACATGATCCGGAAATGGGTGCCGCAATCGGGCGAGATCTATCTAAGATTCTGGCCCACGGCTGCATTCAGCAGCCCCGAACGAAAGGACATGACGATGGCTGACGGCGTGAACGAGGGGTCTGCTGCAGTGCGTGATTCGCTGGCGTGGATACCGGTGACGGAGCGGTTGCCGCCGGTTGACGAAAAGGTGTTGTATACCTGTTTCATCGAAGGCGACGGTCCCGAAAACTATTTCACCGATGTCAACGCTGGCTACTGGGATGGCAAGGCAAGGAACCTTCCGGGCAACCCCGCCATGAAATACGACGATAGCAACCACTGGATGCCGTGTTCACACTGGATGCCGCTCCCTGCCCCGCCAACGGACGCCAAGTAGCCAGCGAACATAAGTTGCGAGGAAAAACATGAAGAAGATGAGTAACCCGCGCGAGCACGTTTCAATTTCTATTGCCTTTACGCCAGATGAAGTTGAATGGCTCGGCTGGGTAATGACAGACGTGCTGCGTGGCGTTAAGCTAACCGCGGCACAAAAAAAGATCAGGACGAAACTGCTGACCGGCCTCAAAATGCTCAACGACACGTTAGCGGCACGCTTTGGGATTACGCCGGTACAGACCACAGCCAAAAAGGAGGTCCCCAAAAATGGACGACGAGCAGTTCGCAGCAAGGTTAAAAGCACTAGAAGAACTTAGTCGGCTGGATCAAGAACTGGGTATAGACGCCAAAGGCTGGGCTTACGGCACGATATACATTGACGGTTTTAAACTGGTGTGTACGTGCGGGGCCTGCCCGGAGCAGTACGACGTATACGACGCAGACGACAAGCAAGTTGGTTATCTGCGGCTGCGTCACGGGTATTTCCGGGCCGACTATCCGGCTCACGGCGGCGAAACCGTATACAGCACTAACACCAATGGCGACGGTGTTTTTAACGAAGACGAGCGCATGCCCGAACTAACTAAAGCAATTCACGCATTAAAGGAAAGGATGTCCCGGACATGATGTTTCAAGATCTGCAAATGAAAGTACTGGCCTGGGCCGCTGATCGGCAGATTATCCCGAACAGCAACCCGACAGCTCAGCTCATGAAGACTATGTCAGAGCTGGGCGAACTGGCTGACGCTACGTTGAAGGGGCGTCAGAGTGAAATTGAAGACGGCGTAGGCGACGTCCTCGTAACTCTGATTATTTATTGTGCCCTGGCCGGTATTGATCCGGTGTGGTGCCTGCAGGGTGCATACGCCACCATCAAAGACCGCAAGGGCACGCTGACGTCAGACGGTATTTTTGTCAAAGAGGAGTGACTTTACTTTGCCGGTCACGCATATACCGCTGGTATATTTCGGCGACGCAATTTAAAGATGTATGGATAGAGACCAGTTTTTTAACAACTTATTTGACGAATCTGGCGACGCCGCTGAGGCCATCCGGGCCCAGCGGCAGCTCGCTTTCGAAGAAAGAATCGTCAAGCGGGCCTTCACGGAATGCGGAATCAAAATAAACTCGTGGGGCAGACTTGTAAACGAATGCCGGGCAGAGACAGGCGCACACAAATTAAACTTTCAGTGGTTTAATTCAAGTACTCGTTTTCCGGTCCGCCTTGCGGGGCGTCGCATTCCCAAGCTGCACGAGCTGACGTTAGCGGATATGTTTAAACCCCTCGAGAAAAATAGGTTATTTAAGGCGATTGTTAAAAATCTGCACAAGCATGACATAGACGCTACCAAAGGCTTTGCGTTTGTGTTCCCGGTGACACGCACAATGTATTGTGCGCACAACGTAGTTGGGGCACAATCTGTTGGGCCCCGCTGGACAATGTTTCTTGAAAAGGCCATACTCACTGTCGAACCCACGGCGTCGTTCTTTAGAACGATCGGACCGGAGTGGTATTTAAACTAGGGCAACGGAGCCGCCCGTGTTTCCCCGTGTTGCTCAAAACGCCCGCAGTGTTTTTGCACCGGTAACCGCCTTGTTCTTCCAAGCCCAGCAGGAAGAAGAATGCAAAGCATTTTTGGCTGATCGGTCGGCACATACAGAAACCGTCCCTATCGTTGACGAGTCGCAGCTTTTGATGCGCGGCGACGGGCGGCTCGTCGAAAGCGGCTATCGCTTTAACCCGCTTGGATTTGCGGCCCTAGGTAGGGTGATGAGCGGTGGTCTTGTGGCGATATTTAACGAGCTGTCAGGAGAGGTTTCTAGACGCCTGCCAGAGAGCGGTAGCCGTGCCGACAATATTGCTGCAGCAGTAAGTATTTATAACACTACGTTGCGGGTGCGGTTTGACGAGCTTCGTGAACGAACGTTGCTGGTTAACCATCAAGAACAGGCAGTGGAGGGTTTCCTCGGCCTCGACCACCGAATGCTGGGCAACACTGAGTTTTTTGACATAGTGGCGGAAGCATTGCAGGACAAACAAACAGCCGCCCAGTTTTACAGGGCTGAAATCACTGGTAGAGAATTGCGCCTGTATTTTATTGACAGCAATTCTAGGCGGACAGACCTACATCAAAACCCGCAGCACACTTTTGCCGCTGGCTGGTACTTTTCTAATCGCGAAGACGTCGGGCAGGCTATTAAAGGTGCGTTGTGCGTGTATACGCGTTTTGGCGTAGCGTTTGAACCAGTCACGACAAAAACCAAAGTTGTGCACGCCGGGGCTGATTTGGTCGGGCGTACAGCCGCTATGGTCTCGACAGTTGCCAGTCGAAATAGCGACATGGATGCTTTGGCTGGGCAGATGCGGAACCTGCTTAGCACGTCTTTAAATTTTTCCGACAAAAAAACAGACCAGGAAAAGGCCGTACGCCACTGGACAAACTATTTATGTCGGTTCAAAATCAAAAACGACACCGCGACGGCAATTGTTAAAAACGCCATGCTGGTCGGATCCGATTTAAAAATACGGCCGCCACTGGAAGCGTACAGTAAGCCCGTGCTGGCGTCGCGCACCGCCTACGACCTTGTCTGCTCGATATTAAGGCTGGCTAAAAACGAATACGCTGCTTACCGCGACGTGTTGTATGGTGCAGCCATGAAACTCCTTGTGCCAGACCGAAATGACCGGATGAACTATTAACTTATGGAGAAGCTATCGTGAGCAATAAAAACAACAGCGTTGCTATTACTGGCGAGATCGTACACGCCGGCGAGCTGGCCCCAGAAGTCGGCGAACTCACGCCGGCACTGCAGAAAGTAGTTGAACGAATCGACCGGCTGTTTACTGAAACGCAGAGTAGCAGCATTAAAGCATTCTGGGATATTGGGCGACTAATCACCGAGGTCGGCGGCGATCCTGACAAGTATCTGACTAAAGAGCAGCAGTCGGCACATGTTGACGGTGAAGCACTAATCATGTCGATTTTTGCACCCGTATACTCTGCGGAGCATCTACGGAGTGCGGCGACGTTTTTTGACCGGTATCCGTCCGAAAGTGAAATTACGCGTTTGCTGTCACTGCGTTGTCCAGAACGGCCGCGATGGCGGTTGACGACAACGCATGTGCAGCTGCTGGCACAGATTCCTGATGAAAGACAGCGGGCTGTAGTCGAAGAAAAGTGCGTTGAAGCCGCGTATACGGCACGCACGCTCGCCCATGAATTGCAGGAAATGCGAGGTAAGAAACGCCCCGGTGCTGGGCGTACGCATGAAGCCCCTAAAGGCCTCAAACAACAGGTGGCGGACATGCTCAGCCACCAGCGCCGTTTTATTTCGCGGTCTGATCAGTTGTGGTTGAACGAGGAGAGCGACAATATCTACGACGACATTGCGAACGCCTCGCCCACTAAATTAGACGAAACGGTGCGCGGTTATTTTAAAGAAATTGAAGAAAATTTTGACAAACTTTCCGACATCATCGCGGATCACCGCGCGATGTGCCGAAAAATCCGAGAAGAAGTTTTAAACAAACTGGAGGAAGAAGAAGAAACAGACGACACGGAAACAAGTCGAAAATCGCGGTCGCACATTACACGCTAGGGCAACTATGTTTTTCATTAAAAATGTTCCTATTGTTATTGAACCCGGGGTACAAGCTATTGAAGCCGAGCTAGTCATCAACCACAAGAAATACGGGCAGACATCCGTTCCTGTACAGTTAGTTCGGCTGGTCGTGGACGAGAAGGCATCCGAAACCTTGCCGTTTATCGCCACGACAGCACTGCCGCACGTATTTTCTTTGGTGTTTAATGTTGAAAAAGCGGCAGCCTTGGTGGTCTATGATGCAGCAGGGAGAATTTCTACGATTTACACAAAAGATGAGACGCAGCGAAGCTGGGAACGGTTTTCGGTGTCTGACGAGCACGCCGGTAAATCAGTTACGCAGTTTTCTGTGCGTTATATTTTTAATACGGCGAAAGATCGGTCAAAGTTTTTAACCGCTATGGAAAAGCTTACCGAGCAGGCTGGGCGAGAGGAGCTGCCAAACATGGCTGATGTCATGGCGGCACTGCGCCCACTTGCACGGACGAGGACGGCACCTGTAGTGTTACCAGTCGCCGTCGAAAAGTGTAATTTGAGCAAAATTAAGCTTTAATTTTGCTCGCAGCAGAAGGATCTGCAGCTATGGCGGACGGACCCGCTGAACTTTGCGTGTGCATATTGTTTTACGGGGCAGACGACTATTGTTGTCAGCTTGCCAAGCGCATTTTAAACAGGCCGATGCGCGAACTGGCAGAAAACAATATCGAGTTTCGGTTTGGTTTTAACGCTGTTGGTGCTGACACGCAGCACGTTGTCGACGCGTTTCTCGATGCCTCGGACTACGCAGTCCGGGCTCGCGTCGAGTCGGCTGTGAACATCTATAAATATCCTATGATGCGAAAGTTGTTTTATGACGTGCCGCTGACGGCTCCAGTAACCATGTGGTTTGATGACAACTCCTACATCGACCCCGGGACAGACGTACACACGTGGTATAAACGCATATTGCAACAATTAAACTACTGTGCCGCTATTGGTTCGGTGTACACGGCTAGTTTGGAGGGGAACCAACCGGCTTGGATTAAGAGTCAGCCGTGGTTTAACGGCAAAGAGCCGGTGCCGTACGTGAAGTACGCGGCTGGCGGGTGGTGGGCAGCACAAACTGAGGTGCTGCAGCGGTACAACTGGCCTGTGCCAGAAATAAAACAGTACGGCGGCGACGTGATGTTTGGCGAGCTTTTACGGCAGCACGACTTGCCATTATGCCATTTTCGCGACAAAGTTATGATTCAAGCTAATGCAAGTGGTGTTGAATCAGTAGCCCAGCGTCGCGGATTTGACGCTCATCCTGTTGGAGCGGACTACGGCGGACACACATGAAACTTAATATTGCCCAATTAGATTTAGAAAAAACTAAAGCTAGCTGGCCGGCCGACACGCCGTTCGCCCCGGCGTACGTGCGTAAATTTAAACCAGGCGAAAAAAAGAACTGGCTAGTGCTCGGGGCACCGCTTGTTCCGGGCGAAGAGCCTGCGTGGGATTTAACGGAGCACGATGAGTATATAAGAGTGCCGTTATTTTCTTACCAGCTAAGTGCACAGCCGGATTACGCTTTGGCGTACATGCTGCAACTGGGATTGTCGTGCGCCGGGCACCTACCACGAGAAATTTCTCATTTTTATGTAGTCACTGGTACGCCCGTTGAACTTTTGTATGATTCTGCTACAAATACCCCCACCGAACTACACTGCTGGCTCGGGTTTGCCGTAATTCTGCAAGGAGATTCCTATGTCTAATAAATCTTGTGCAATTTCTGGAAAAAGTGGAAAACAAAGTATGAGTAACTCTGCTTCTGTATCTATGAATACTAGTGGTTTAGCAACAGCACTGCAAAAAATGGCGGAGGCGCAAATGGCAGAACAATTGCAAAAAATGAAAGAGTCTGCGGCGGCACAGGCGATCAATCCGGTGGTCACGATTGCCGCGGCCAGCGCACGGATGACCGAACTTTATGAGCGTTATGCCAAGCTGCAAGAGATCGGTAAATTGTTGAACGGCGTCGGGCTTGCCGACCCGATTCCTGATAGCCTGCATATAGAAGATGTTACTATTACGTTTCGCACAAAAAATCCCGGCGAAGCCGACGAGTATAGCGAATTTAAAACTGCCTCGGTGCGGAACATTATTTGTGCCGGTGATATCTACAAGTTGCTGTCCGGAGAAATGGGGCTGCTCATTTTGACGTTAGAGCAGGAGCTCAAGGCGGTTCACGACACAGCAGAAAAGTCAGAGGTGCAGTACGAAAAAGCCCGCAAGCAGTGGGAGGCTGCGAACCCTGACCGTCAAATTACGCCTATTGTCACGCCGCAAGTACAAAAAAATGAAAACGCCGTTTAGTTATCAGCGTATTCGAACTCGGCGCGATAAACTTTTTCGAACGGCACTCCGCCCCTATATTGACCGCACGCTTACCGGCAGCACACCCCACGATGTCTGTAAAGATATCTTGGCGGTGCTGCCGGCGAGCGTATCAGAGGGTGCTGTTTTTGAATCAGTGCGTGTTTTAGCGGGCAAACGCCTCAGCCGCAAAGACGCGGCGGAGCTTGCGTGGCGGCTAGCCGGCAATGTCGACAAACTGCAAGCTGGCACACCGGTACTTCCGTGGACGCGTCAAATTGAAGACGAGCTTGTACCCGTTTGTCTCGAAGAGATGCGGCCGGCGAAGAAAAAGAATATTCCCGGCTATTTATTTCATTGTCGGGCACTGGCTGGCACACCGTGCCCGATGTTGTTTACGCAGTTTATTTCAGCTAACAGTTGTCGCGGAATATCCGGCACACTTGGATTCTCAAAACCGTGGGGCCCTTACCCGTGCCGAACGCCGATGCATTTTGTCAATTTGTTGTTTTACGCACACATCGAGGCGGAACGAAGTAAAACGCAGCCCAGCTTTATTAAAGTAAGCACGTCGAGCAGCATGCTTCGCGAAAACCGCGAAAAGATAGAAATTCGTTGTCGCACAAAACCGTGCCCGCAACAATTTACTCACGCTTGTGATTTTTGCTGGGTTGGGTACGATAACTGTGAAGCCGCTGTGCATCCGCTTACATACGTGGCGCGAGATTGCCCTACATGTAATGCAACTGGCTGGTTCAATCCTGGTGAAGCTAGTCTGATGTGTCAGCAGTGCCGGCACCGAACGTTTTATAATGAATTAGACATCACATCAAGTCAGGGATGACTATGGCCAGTATTGGTTACAAAAAGAAGGGCGACTCCGGACCGCTGTATAATCCAGAGCGTGATTATGCATACATTACGCCGACATTAATGCGAATCGCTATCGAAAATCTGGACAACCTTATTGCGACAAATAATACTGACGCCATCACGCCGGTTGAAATTGTCAAGATCGCAGAGTGTTTGGCTGACGCACAGCGCGATTTTGTAAATGCTGCTGATCCTGTGCAATCTTTAGAGCAGGCACTCCGCCGCCACGGGTTTTATGATTTTCGTCCGTGCGTGCGGCGGCTTTTGTTCGCTAGTATTGGTGAAGTATGCTGTGCGGCTTGGTTTACAGCCGTGCGCGAAGTTTCTGTTGTTGGTGAAGAGTCGCCCGCTAGCGAAGATATGGCACGGTTTACGGCGGCCGTGCGTGAATTTGCGGCACAGCACAAACAAGCCTGGTACGACGCAAATCACATGGCCGAGCACTTGCGCATGCAGAACGACGTCTTGCAGGCCCGTATAAACGAACTGGCCAGCCAGGTTATTGCTGTCACGCAACAATTGTCGGCTGTAGGCAACGAGTTAAGAAAGTACAAGGATCCGCCCCGTTCTTTGTTTGGACGGTGCTGGGAAGAAATGGCACAAAGTTTTGGCTTGAGCTTGAAAGGTAATAAATGCCCAAGTACAGGATGTACAAAGACCCGGCACAGTTCGGGCCCAAATTAAACAAGAAAACATCGAGTACGATCCGTTTTCTTGGCCTGGACCTGGGCAGCAACTGTGGTGTTGCTGTTTACGACTATGAACCCGGTAAAAAAATACTGCAAGAAAAGTTGCAGCTTTTTCAGTGGGACCTGTCGACGCAGGGTTTGGAATCTGGTGCCGCACGTTTTGTGCGGTTGCGGGCGTTTTTAAACGTCACAGCACCGGACGTGATTGGCTACGAAGACGTAAAGTACTCACCGCCAAAAGAATTTTTTGTCAACAAAAAATTCGGCATTCCAGCGGTGCTTTCGCGCGTGGCTACAGCGTCTGAAGTTTTAGGTGGTATGAAGGTTACTGTGGCAACCTGGGCACAAGAAGCTGAACTGTTATCCAATGGATTTGCTATCAGCACAATTAAAAAGTTTGCTACGGGAAACGGCAAGTCTTCAAAAGACGATATGATCGCCGCAGCCAACAAGACTCTCGGGGCCGCTTTCGACGCTGCAAAATATAAATCTACAGGTATTGATAACGTGGTAGACGCGGCTTTTGTTTTGCTGCTACTCATGCAGACAACGCACGCCGGAATAATAAACACAAAAGCCAAATGAAACGGCCTGACACGTTTATCGAGGTGCCCGCAATTACAGGGGCGGACGCGATTCCCGTCCTGTCTTGTGCCGACGCACTCCAGCGGCGCGAGCATCCCGTTGTTTTGTTTACGCCGGCTATTTTATTTACGCACGGTGGGTTTGATCGCGATCCGGTTATGGAATTTGACGCTCGTTTTCCAGCCGAGAGCCGAGAGCTGCGCCCGTTTTGTATTGACCTCAAAAAAGATAACGAGTTTTTTTTCTCCGGCTTGGGTGTGATGCCGCCGCCTGGTTTAACCAAACCCGTAAACTGGGACAAGCGCCTATATGCTATCGACAAGCGGCGTGCGGCAGACTGCCTTGGATTTTTGAGTGGGATCACCTATTCCAATCAAAAAACCGGCATATTCGCTAGCGGTTTTTTTTACGGTTTAGACATCGCAGATCCGACATCGGCTAAAAACGACCGTCTGTTCGTCGCGGTAATCGGCGTTATTAGCAATTCGTGGGTGCTGTTTTTGGAGCCACGCCCAACAAACATGCCGGTGTTGCGGCGTTGCAAGTCAGAGAACGGGCAGCTGCCGCCGGTATTGCGTGCACAAAACATTTGCAACAGTTTTGACGGTACTGATCCGCTAACTATGCGAGATGAGTGATGCCAGACGAAACGAAACCTGTTGGTAAGTATTATGTTGTCATTTTGACGGCAGAAGGCGACACACGGGTAGAAGACTTTGCGACAGTTGAGGAGCTCGCGGCCAGGCTTAAAGCTCTCGTAGACCGCGATGTGTCCGTGTTTCCATTCTTTGGTGAACGCCTGCACATTTCTAAACCGCCGTTTCGATATCTGATGACAGCAGCCGAAAACATCGCACTTTATGACGCACCAACCGACAAATTAGAGCCGGACGATTCCGGCTACCTTGGCATAGACCCGATTCATTTCGAAGGGCCCGCTCAAATTAAAGTGCCGATCACACGGCAGACCGACGGCACTGCTGATGAGTTTTTCGATGACGCAGCTGAGGATGTGACTAATATTTTTGACAGTATTTTACCGGATCCTGACGCATAAATTTTTGGCAATATCGTGGCATATTAAATACCCCCTGTCTTTTGTATTAGACAGGGTTATGTCACCAGAGCTCATTGCTCTTGAAAGTCAATGCAATGCGAATTGTGGAGTACAACGGTGTTCCGGTGCGGCGCCAGCATCGAGTATCCGGCGGCATACGCGTGGTATTTTACGACAGAGCCCCAATCGTAGTGTCGCAAGCCGACTGGGCCAAGAATCATCGCGATCGGTTTTTTGATGATCCGAGCGTTACGCGCAGTGCTGTCGTGCATGCAAAAAAGAAGCCGCGCCGTACTGTTGGCGCGATCAGCCGATTGTTCGGCGTCCGATAAACACGCAAAGCTACAAACCTAAGAAGGAAAATGTATGTCCGCTTTAGCAGATCGGCTCAGGTCCGAAATACGCAAGTTTGATTCGGAAGTTATGTACTGGCTCGAAGGCACGGCTGCGATCATGCACGTCGCCGGACACGGGTCCAAACTTAATACGTTTCGACGCGGCAGGGAGTACAACCGCCCACCCGCTGTCACGTTAGAAGTTAAAAGCGATCGGCAGTTTATGGTGGGTTTGGTGATCAGCAGGCCTAAAAATGGCAAGCTGGTTTATGATCAGGTTCTAGGGCACTGGGATCTTGGCGTGCCAATTCATCCAGACGGGCCGCTGAACGAAAATAACCCGCAACACCGGCGGGTTGCGGCGTGGGGTTTGCAGCTGTTAAAAGCGTTGTTACAAACCGCAAACGCACTGCGAAAGGGTGCAGCACTCGACTCGGCGATGGCCATGCCGAGAGTTTTTGTACCGTTTTCTTCGGGCGAAGAGCGTATTAATACCAAGGCTCACGCGGATTTTCCGGACGCCGTGGTTGATTGTCAGACCATTCCTGGGCAAACGCTCGTCGAATCGCGAATCGCCTACGCTACTGACGTGGCACGGGCGATCGATAATGACACGGCACTGGAAGATTTTCGCCCGGTTCTTGGCCAGTACATACCGAATCCGTTTCGGTTTGTTAGCCAAATTAAATTGGCGGACGGCGCACAGACGTTTGCTGTAAAAAAGATTCAGGCTGGTGCACCGTCGGATGTGTTTCACTCAGCCCGGCGGTTTATTGGGCGGGCTTACGAGAGCGGAGCGACTGACGAGGATATTGTGACGGCTGCACAGAACCTGCAGCAGGATCTTTACCTAAGTCTGTTCTCTAAAATTCAAGTTGTGCCGGTGGAGACGTTAGTGGAGTTGCCGGCACCTTATGCCGGTCTTGCACTACCGCCAATCGCCTGGCGCAAACACAAAAACCAAATGCTGGTAGACGCATAATGCGGTATTTCATCAAACCTAAAACGAGTACGGGTCAGCCAGTAGACACATTGGCGTGGTTACTAAACATAGATTCCACGCCAACTGTGCTCCCGGTATTCCCAGATACGACCGACTTAGGTTTGGTGGTTGCCCATCTGTTATCGGGTGAAGTGTTTGCAGAAGTGTTACCGCACCCCAATAACGTAACAGAGGCTTGCGGCCCAGGATTACCGCTTGGCCGGCTGTATTTCCAAGTTCCAAAAGATAGGTTATACAGCGTTTGTGGCGAGTTGAATCCGAAGGTTTTTGGGGGGTAGCGATAAGCATCGCACCCCCTTTTTTTAGCTATCAGAGGGTACAATGGCGAATTACAAAGATCCGCGCGACGAAAAGATGACGGACGGGCGATCGTTGGCCGATCTCATGCGGCGCGGACCTGGGGGTTTGCGTGGCGTCGTCGTGGCCAAAGCTACGCGCGGAGGTACGCCTGAGAATTTTAATCCGCATGACATTACAAACGTGTGCGTAAATGTAGTGAATCCTGACGGCTCAAATAGCTATTCTTTGCCACTAAGCAAAATCAGTGGCGAGACAATGAATAGGGCACAGGCAGTTGCAAAACAACGTATTCCAGGTGAAGATATTGAATCTATCCGGGAGCGTAGTGCTATGGTTTTTGAAGAGCTTGCGCGGTTGTCTGCTGGTGTAAAACCGGTTAACGGTAAACCAATACCGACGCCAGTACCGCCGCCAGTTCCGGCGGCACCCACCGAAGAGCAATTAGTGCAAGAACTTGAAAGTGCTATTGCGCCGTCGGCCCCGCCAATTGAACAAATTGACAGAAATTACAGTCCGATGACGGCGTTCGGTTTAAAAAAACCGTCAATTACATCCGCCTCTTCACCCAGCGTTGCTGCTGGTTCGCGTGCCGCCGCCCCACAAAAACTAGTGTATTTTGAAAAAGAGGGGTTAGGCACAGTACCTGCGTTTTATCACGATGTGCTGGTGCAAATTACACGGGACGATCCAGATAATTATGAGTACACAGGATTTATAGTGCTTGTATACGATTTGCGGTTCGAGCAAAACTTAGCCCGATGGTTTCCTCCGGCAAATGATCCGTATCAACGCCCGTGGGCTGCACAAATTAAAGATGATCGGCACTTGTATCTTGTTCAAACGACGGGATTTCAGTATGTTTATGATAACCGCGAATATTGTGTTTTGAGCGTTGAGCGGGCGGTTATGGCGACCGGAGAGGAAGGCTAGCCGTGGAAAAACAAGGCGTTATTCGACCTGGTGTTACGCCGGTACTGGCCGACGCAAACAGCGGCACAGCGTTGCAACAAAAAACAGCCGCTGTAGAAAATCTTGATAACGATTTTCGAAAACGTGCGGCTGATGCTGCCCAGTCAGCTGCAAAATAAAGGGCCGTGCTGTGTCACAAATGCTCGGTCCAACTTCGCAAATGGGTTACGGCAATCTCGGCCGCGGCATCGCTGCGGATGAGCGGTTTCCGGATCCGTTCTGTGACGTCGCCAGCCTGTCGATGCCGGAGAGCATCCAGACAGCACTGCGCTGGTGCGAATATATCATGAATGCCAACGGTGTGTACCGGCAGGCAATTGATCGCACCGTGTCTTACTTTATCACCGACGTCGAGGTTGGTGACCTAGGTGAGAATACGATTGGGCGGGAAGAAAAAGAAAAGTTCAAAGTCTTTCTTGAAGACACAATTGGCATTAAGAACGTTTTACACACCATCGGGTTAGATTTTTTAACGTACGGCAATTCTTTTACGAGTTTGCTTATTCCGTTTCGTCGATACTTGTCGTGCCGCCAGTGCGGGTTAGAGATGCCGCTGCGCAAGGTGCACAATTTATCGCAATGCAATTTTAAATGGGAGGATTTTAAGTTTCACGCCACGTGCCCGCAGTGTAAAACACACGGCACATGGAAACACATAGACCGACGCGCGGGCAACGATGACGGCATTTCAGTAAAACGTTGGCCGCCGCTTGAAATTGATATTCTTTGGGATCCGTACAGCACCAAGTGCACGTATGTTTGGAAAATCCCAGAAGACTACCGTAATCAAATTAAACAGGGTTACCTGCACTATTTAGAAAACGCCAGTTGGGAAGTTATCGAAGCCATCAAAGAAGGCAAAAACTTGATGTTCGATGACGGAGTGATCTTTCATTTGAAGGAAGATGCTCTGGCGGGAATGCGAAATCGCGGGTGGGGGATTTCGCGTGTACTCACTAATTTCCGCCAGGCCTGGTACGCCCAAATTTTGCATCGCTACAATGAGGCGATTGCACTTGATTACATCGTGCCGTTTCGCGTCATCACGCCAGCCCCCAAAGGCGGCGATCCTTCTTCTGGTGACCCGGTACACACTATCAATCTTTCAAGTTTTTCTGCCCGCGTGTCGGCTATGCTCCGTGCCCGCCGTAGTGACCCTGCCCGTTGGAACGTCCTTCCGTTCCCGGTGAATTATCAGGCACTCGGCGGAGATGCCTCCCAACTGGCTCCGCGGGACCTTATTGATCAGTCGCTAGAAACGCTGCTGAAATGCATTGGTATGCCGATTGAGTTATTCAATGGCACGCTAACGCTGCAGGCGGCTCCGGCGGCACTGCGTTTATTTGAAGCAAATTGGGCACATCTGCCGCATAATTTGAATCGGTTTTTACGTCATCTTTCTGACGCGATCTCTAAGACCATGTCGTGGGAGCCGGCGAGCGTCAAACTTATGCGAGTCACACACGCCGACGACCTCAATCGGCAAATGGCGAAACTGCAGCTTATGCAGGGTGCACAGATCAGCAAAACGACGGGTCTGGCCAGCGTTGGTCTCGATTACGAAGAAGAGACCAAACGGATGCTGGAAGAAGAAAAGATTTACGCCGAAGAGCAGCGCCGCATGCAAGAAGAAATGCAGCAGTCGCAGCAGATGCAGGACATGTCGCAGCCTGCCAATATGATAATGGGGGCTGGTGATCCTGGTGCCAGTGCTACGGGCATGCCGCAAGGTGGTGCGGCACAGCCGGCACAGGGCGGTGCAATGCCAGCACCAGGGCAGCAAGGCAGTGCAGTGGATCAGTTTCTTATGCAGCGACAAAACTCACCTAATGTACCCAAAACGCCTGAAGAACTGCAGACACAGGCACAGCTTATCGCCAACCAGCTATTGTCCATGCCAGAAGCACTCAAAGATTCTGAGCTCATCAAACTCAAGCGCGGCGATCAGCTTATGCACTCGTTGGTTACCAGCATGATGGACGACATTCGTTACCAAGCGCGGATGCAGGGCGGAGCAATGATAATGCAGCAGCAGTATGGTCAGGCTGGCGGAGCTCCGCCGCAATAAACCATGCGCGTTGGCATTTATACTCACTACGCGCATTGCGATCAGGCGTACGTCTGCGTGCGGCTGGTTGATTTTTTACGCAGTCGCGGCGTTGAGTTTGATATTTATGCTGACAATAATCCGGGAAGGCTAAAAATCCCGTACGACAGTGCTGTGACGTGCAAACGCAATATTAAATTTACTGACTGGGCCAAAAAACAGACCGCGATTGTTTGGACGCAGATTCCGAAAATTGAGCAAATCAACTACGTCAATCGGCTGAATAAACTGACGGTCTTGGTGCCTATGTGGCAAGATTTGATCTCGCCATACAAAAAAATAATGCGGCGTGCAGATTTTTTGGTGGCCATGACCGCCGAATGCGGCGAATTGTTTAGCGATATATACAACGTACGAAACACCGTATACGTACCGTACGACGCTGGCCTACCGTTTACGCGAAAAGATAAACCGGTAAATCCCAAAAATGTGCGGGTATTTTTGCCGTGGTTTGATAGAAATGCGAAATGTGCGAACAGCGATTTGTTAGCGGCACTAGCACATTTAATTGAAATGATGCCGGAATTGAATTTTACTGCGGCCATCATGTCAAGCCGGTTTTCGCCGAGCGTAGCTAAATTTTTCCGGACACTCGGCCGCAGAACTGACGGGCGCGTGCAGCTTGCCCGCAACGTGCCGTTCAGCAAGCGGGCTGCCATGTACGGCGACTATGATCTGACGCTGTTCCCGGCCGAGTGCGATAACTACGGATTTTGCGGTTTAACCTCAATTAATTGCGGCACGCCTGTATTGTCGTTTGCTATTTCGCCGCAAGCAGACTACATCTTTCCGAATGAAAACGGTATTCTTGTGCGCACGAAAAGCGATTACGACGAAAATGGCGTGCCGCACGCTGTGCCGGCCTATGATGCGTTAATGGAAATGCTGCAGCATCTTGTTGCGGAACCAAGACATATTGATCTTCTTAATAGAAAAGTTAACCACAACCTTTTATCAAGACGCAAAGCTTTTGAACTCGGATGGTCAAAAATTTTGAACATTGCTTAGCGTCAGCGGCACATGGAGGTGCCTATGAAAAAACCAGATGCCCTGTCGCTCGACAAAACAGTCGCGTTCGCCCGTCAGTATTACGGCGATAAAAAAACGATCGGTGGCGCTGCACTTATTGACTACTGCATGCTCGTAGCCAAACAAGCCGAAACTATTGCCCGCCGGCTTTATCAGGACGTGCGGCTTGATTTTTTCCCGGAGAGCACAAACGACAGTATTATTGCGCTGACGCACGGGGCCGTACTGCACCCGATACTGCACGTCAGTGACTGTGCTTTTGAAAATATTGCCGAGCATACCACAGTTCAAATTGCCGCAATGGTTGCCGACGTTACACGCGATTTTCGGCTAGTTGAGACAAAACGTGACTTAGAGTTTCGTGGCCGACTCAGCCAAAGCCCGGTAAGCTCGCAGATTTTGGTTACGGCAAATGTTATTTGTACGGCAAAAGAGGTTCTCTCTTTGTTGGCCGAACAAGGCCTTGCCGCGGCACCGAAGGCGAAAAAAATTCTGGCACAACTTGACGGGGACCTACTTGCAATTCACGCGGCGAACAGGTATTACATGCTGCGAATGTATGTGCACGCCGCCCGCAACATGCTGCAAGACATAAGTCGAGAAATTAAAGTTTGTCGGCAAAAGGCTCGTGCTGATCGTGCCGCGGCTGCTTCTCTCAAAACGATTAAAGAGCGAATTGCCGCAAAAAAATCACCTGCACCTGTAAAACCAGCCGGGAAAAAAGGAGTCCGTTATGCCCGAAAGCACACTGCTGAAACAGATTCTGAGTGACTACTGCGCTCAAAGCGACGAACAAAGTGACCAGCAGGGTTTGTTAGAAAAATTTTGCGATTATGCCGCAAACTGGTTAGTTGCCAACGGTTGTCTTGGAGTTGGATACGCCGCATCCGGGCTTACGTTGCGGTTTTCAGACGGGCGAGAGTTGTCGTTGTTCTCTGACGGGCGTGCAGCTGCTGACCAACCGGCAGCCGTATCAATTACGAGCACAAAGGAAAAACTCGTGACGCAGACGCTTGCCGACCGCACGCAGGCTGTGTCAATCACTGGCCGGGCGTAATTGACAACATAAAACTGGAAAGGATTCCATGTTTATTTGTTTTGAGGGTGTAGACGGTGCGGGTAAAAGCACGCAAGCCCGCATGCTTCAGCAGCGCCTCAAAGCCAGTGGCCGAGATGTGGAGCTAGTGGCAGATCCTGGCACTACGCCAATCGGCACTGCAATTCGACAGATTTTGCTGCACAACGACGCCCCAATTACGGCTGCGGCACAAATGTTGTTATTCTCTGCCGCCCGAGCAGAGCTAGCCGAGTATATTCGGCAAAAACTTGTTGCCGGTGTTGTAGTTATTTGTGATCGCTGGTTGCTGTCTACGCTCGTGTATCAGGGCGAGATTAACGGCATCTCTTCGGGGTTAATTTTAGACATTTTTAAAACTACTTCCGGTGTTTATCCAGACGTGTGTTTTTTGTTGGATTTACCCCCAGCCTGCGCTCAGGCACGGATAGGCAAACCCGCTGACCGGTACGAGCGGGCGTGTCAAGAAGACTGGCAACGCGTGTGTGCCGCGTATCATCGCCATGCACGGCAAGGCGTGGCGGCTAACTTTGTGCAAAAGTTGGACGCAACCCAAGATCCGGATTCGATTCACGCGGATGTTTATGCGTGTTTTTTAGCCCGGTGCGGGCAGTTAACTAAATATGAAAGGATCGTAGACAATGCCGAATGCAGTGAATAATGTTAAAAAAGATTCACAGGCAGTGCCCAAAGATGCCGCCGCATTTGTTGAGCGATCGACACGGCGGAAAAACCCAGTCGCACAAAAAACCGCTGACGACCTTGAAGCACTTAAAGACATCTGCTGTTCGTTAATTCGCATTGCGCAGGAGTATGTGCCGACAACACCCAGTGCGTTTAACGCTTTTTCAGAAATTGTGCGCTGTACAAAAATGCTGCAGCAAATGGGTGTAAATCCAGAAGTAGCTGCAAAATTTAACGCAGTTGTCGGTGCCACCGGCAGTGAAATTATTCGACACTCAGCTGAGTATCGTTATTTACGTAATACCGCGATCGCTGGATTTGCTACAATCGTAGATCTAGCTGAGCGGCCGGAAATAACTGGTTTACCAGACTTTCAAAATGGTGTTCGTTCTGGTTATCGCCGGGCTAGTAACATAGCCATGCGATTTTTAGCTGATATTGAAGGCGGTGATTAAAATGGCTAATCAACAACGCATTTTGGACGAGCTTTTGGACGAAAATCCAGAAGCTTTATTATTTGACAATATGCACTCGGCACTTGTTGGTTATGGCAAGATAGGGCATCAAGAGCCTGTAGCCGTATACAGTAAAAAATTAATGTATTTCCAGTTGCAGCACAACGGGTTTTCTCTCGAAGATGCCGAAGAGTACTTTACTAAATTTGTAAACAGCTGGGCAGGCGACCACACCCCTTTAATTTTGGAAGACTTGGCGGAGGAATAAACGTCGTGGCTACTGTTGTTGTTAATCGGCCTGATTTAATAGAATTCAAAAATATTAGTGTTTCGGCCCCGACGGACAAACCGCCCACTTTAAATGTGCAGGCGGGAATCTGGCAAATTGATGACAATACCGACGAAGCCGGCATTGTATTTGAAATTTCTGGAAATAACGCACCCCTTTTAAATGCGGCTGACGCACGCAAATTAGCCCGGTGGCTCACTCGCGCAGCCGACGATCTTGAAGGGGCCGCCGAAAAGAAAAAACAAAAACCTAAAAGACAGCGTGCCTACGACGACAACGAAGACGAATATCCGTATTAAAGGTCAGGCTCATGGCAAATAAAAAAATTTCATCATTACCGGCAAAAGCAACGCCCGGGCAATCAGATTTGTTGCCGATCGTCGACACGCAAGACCCAAACAATTTACAAACAAAAAGAACAACGGTTGAGGCACTTCTTGGCACGTTAAATGCTGTTAAAACATCCGACAAGGGTGTTCCGAACGGTGTCGCAACGTTGGGTACCGACGGTAAAGTCCCGGCAATACAATTACCTACAGCGTACGGCGCTACCGGAGCTACTGGGCCGCAAGGTTTAATCGGCCCCGCTGGTGCGATGGGCGTTGCCGGTCCGACAGGTGTGGCGGGTCCAGCGGGTGCGACTGGTCCTGCGGGCCCTAGCGGGCCAACAGGCGCCGCAGGCCCGACTGGGCCCTCTGGTGTTCAGGGGGCTACCGGTGCTCGCGGGCTAACAGGACCTACGGGCACAGCGGGTGCGGTTGGCGCCACTGGTGCCGTTGGCGTGGCAGGTGCTACTGGACCTCGCGGTGCTACAGGAATTGCAGGCCCTACCGGGGCTGTCGGCGAAACGGGGGCTACAGGGATACAGGGTGCTACAGGCCCGCGCGGTGCCACGGGAGTAACCGGACCGGCCGGCTCTACGGGTCCCGCTGGCGCCACTGGTTTGCAAGGAGAAACAGGTTTAACAGGGCCTGTTGGTGCTACTGGGTTGGCCGGCATGACTGGCCCCCAAGGTGTCACCGGTATTCAAGGTTCGCAAGGTGTTACAGGCGCAACTGGCCCTGCTGGTGCAACTGGCCCGCAAGGTGACACTGGTTTAACAGGTGCAACTGGCCCGCAAGGTGACACTGGTTTAACAGGTGCAACTGGCCCGCAAGGTGCAACTGGCCCGCAAGGTGCAACTGGACCGCAAGGTGCAACTGGCCCGCAGGGTGCAACAGGTCCGGGTGCTGATCAGTCGCTAAACACCACAGACAACGTTACGTTCAACAGCGTCACGCTACCGAACTCCACGCAGATCACGGTCGGCTCGTTCGATACCATGGCGGGCGGCGCGGGCGGCATCTCGCTGCATTGCGCAGTGGGCTATGAGTTGAACTGGCAGGGTGGCCGCGTCCGCAGCGTAATGATCGGTGACGAGACAGCCGCGCCGCAACCGATTTACTTTGATTCGCCCCTGTCGTTCAACCGCGGCACTTCGACGTATCCGGTTGACGCCGGAAACGTAACCGGGACGTATGAAACTGACGCTGCGGCTGGCGATGTGTTCGACGTCACGCTCACCGGCAACGCCACGCTCGCCAACCCGACGAATCCGGTAGACGGCAAGACGATTCGCTGGCGGATTCGGCAGGACGGCACCGGATCGCGGACGGTGACGCTGGGCAATAAGTTCGTCATCCCGTCTTCCGCGACCAACCCGCTGCCGTTCAGCACGGCGGCGAACGCGATGGACATTCTCGCCGCGACCTACCACGCCGGGCGGGACAAGTGGGATGTGGTCGCCTTCGTGATGGGGTACTAA